CACAACTACTGCGGTAGAGAAAATTTAACGAGGAGAATAAAACTTATGAAAACCACAAAAAACCCTGCTTTGGAAGCGCTTGAAAAAGGTCTTGCAGCCCAAAAGGCTGCTAACGCAGCAGAAAGAAAAGCCCGAGCAGACATCGCTATTGATAAAGAAATGACGCTAAACCAAGCGATTAGCGCGACGCTGAGAGCAGGTTATCAGCAAAAGAAAGTTTAATTACACAACGAGGTATAAAATGAGCGAAGTAGAAACATTAAAATCCGAAGAAGCAGAGTTGGCCGCTAAGATTCTTGAAGCAGAAGATACTGTTGCTGAAGGCGCGCCAGCCAAGCAGTACACAGAAGACTTTGTTAGAGAACTGCGACAAAAAGAGCGCGACAAGGCAACTCGTCTACGCGAAACAGAAAAGCAAATTCAAAAGTTGCAGCAAGAAAGTGCGCAAGAATCGGCTAAGATAAAGCAATCGTTAGAAGAAATGCAAAAGAAAACTAATGATAGACTGATTAATGCGGAGTTAAAAGTTATGGCTAATAAGCTAGGGTTGAGAGACGTAGGCGATGCGAAATTAGCGGATTTAAGCAAAATTAGCATTAACGAAAATGGCGATGTCGTGGGCGTTGAAGAAGCGCTAGCAAATCTAAAAAACTCAAAAGGTTATTTGTTTGAAGCTCCTACCACGACGAATGCCAATTATTTTGGAAACGCGCCAGCAGTTTCAACTGTAGCAGGCTCTGGAAATGATTGTCTTAAAATGTCACCCGAAGAATTTCAAAAAACGGTAGCTCATGTCAGAATGTACGGAGACTTTCCAGACGTGCAGAACTAATACCTATCGCCACGCTTAATCATCGCCATTCTTTTTTTGGCTCGAGTTCTTTTCGAGCCTTTTTTTGCGGCTATCATCATTTTTATACCTACAAAGAACGCGCCCGTACCTTTCCTAGGAAGAGGAGCGCGCCATGTTGCTCTTTTATAAAAAAGAGCGCCCTGGTCCGCATTATAAAGAGGCGTGGCGCTCATGTTAAAACCCTTCGGAGTTGCGCTTCAATGAGAGGCTCGCAGGGTATTGTTGAATAAGTGACGCTTTCTCAACTATGGCGCTAATGAGAGAGAGTTTAGAGAGAAAGCGTCTAGAGCAGCACAGCAATTATATACAAACAAATCACTCAAAATTGGTTTATAAAAAATTAAAGCGTTTAAACCCCCTGTGCCGCGCATAAATTATAACACCGTGTGAAAACAAATCAATTTAATTTTGTTATCAGAGCAATTAACCATTAGATATAAGAAGTTATTTTGATTCAATAACTTATATCTTTTCTTATATCTAAACAATTAACTTCTTATATCTAAACAATTAACAATCTCGCTACATCCTGTGTAGCAAATTGCTACAAAGAGTGTAGCAATTGCTTTCGCGCCATAAAAAGGCGCGAGACTTTCACGGCTAATGCCTTTTAAAGGCTGCTTGCATTCTTTAAAAAACTTCTTTATTATTATCTTAACGCATTAACTTTGTTTATTTTTCTTATATTTAAGGTAAATCTATCGGGAGCAGGCCTCCAGGGATTTGAAAGCAAATAAACAAGGTTAATTTCAAGCGTCGTATGTTATCGGGAGCTGGCCTCCAGAACATAAAGGCTCATCGGGAGCAGGCCTCCAGGAGTAATAGAAATCTAATTTTTATTAACATTCTGGAGATAACCTATGTATCCTAACCAAATTGGTGGGAATCTACCATCAAACCTTAATAATATCGTTCAGCGCAACATGCTAACGCGTATGTGGCAAGATGCCTTAAAAGCAAAATTAGGCTACCGTGACGCTGCTACAAAAAAAAGCTTTGCGCCTGGCGTCGGCCCCAAATTAATCGAAAACAGACCTGGACGTTTAGTGGCCAATGGCTCGCCTATTAACCCAGCAACCATTACTCCTTTAGATTCTGGCGTTGGAACTCCTTATACCTACGCTATGGAGCAATACACCCGCTCTGTCGAAACCTATGGTAATTCCGTGCCTGATTTGGACTACATGGTCGACAAATTAGGTGTTGTAGACCTATTCCTGCAAAACACGCAAAACCTTGCAGAGCAGTCTCAACGTTCTATCGATTTAAGCTCTCGTGACACTCTTTTTGATGCTTACATGGGGCAAAACACCAGCGTTACAGTAACGTTGGGCGCACCATCTGCAACTATCCAAGTAGATGATATCCGTGGCTTCACCCTCACATTTTCAAACGGTTTGTTGCAGCCTACGAGCCCTACAAACACTCAAAATGTAAGGGTTGGCTCAAACATTTATACATTAATAGGAGCCGCTGCCAGTGGTGCTCCCACGCAACAATTTAGAGCAATCCCTGGAACTCTAACGTTTTCAACCAACGTGACGGTCTTAGATGGTACTCAATACAACCCGGTAATATCATCAGTTGCGCCTAAGATATTAAGACCCAACGGCAGGAAAACTACCTATGCATTAACACTGAGTGATACTTTAACGTTAGATACTATTTTGCAAGCTAAGTCTTACTTATCAGCAAATGCTATCCCGCCAATCAATGGCTTATATAACTGTTATCTAGACTCTTACACTATTTCGCAGTTGTATAGCGACCCTCGCTTAGTTCAATTATTCCAAACTACGGGTTTCAGTTCGCCCGAATTCGGTAACGCTATCATTGCGCAAGCATTGGGTATTCGTTTCATTACTTTAGATGTTACTCCTCAACAACGTAGCTTTATTACCCAGACCCCTGACGTGACTATAAACGTTGATAGAGCGATCGTGTGTGGCGCGGATTGTTTAATCGAATCTCGTTTTGAGGGCGCACGCGAAGTATATGCCCGTCTAGCTCGACAAAGCGGATTTTATAACGTCGTTAACACCAACGATATTTTTATGATTACCCGCGAACCCTTAGACCGTTTAGGTCGATTCTTATCGCAAGCCTGGACATACATTGGTGGGTTCGTAGCACCTACTGACTCTACGGTTAATCAGTCAATCATTAACACCGCCAGCAACGCTTATTACAAGCGCGCTGTCGTTATTGAGGTGGCTAGTGCCGCAACCGACTAAACGCAAACCTAGTTTGCCTAAAACTGAAACGAAAGAAAAAAAGATAGCGGCCATTGTGCTGGCCGCTTTCACGATGCCCGTTAGCGATGGCGTCCATGGAAGCTTAGTAAGTTTTAAGCCTAAAACGATTATTTATGACGAGCAAATAATCAATGATTTTTTGATGTGCAATAAACCAGTTGAGATTGTCGAGGTAGTGTAATGGCCTTTACAGAAGCTCAAAAAGTCCAGATACGCCAATATTGCGGTTATCCGCTGTTTGGCTCAACGGCGAATCCAAATTATGGGTTTCGTTTCTGGAACTACTACGGGCAACTTGAATGGATTATGCAGAATATGGCGCCCGAAGAAGAGCTGGAAGTATTGACTTACTACTTGCCGAATTTGGCTTTATTAAAAGCCGATATACCCGCAGTACGGGACAACATCGACACAACGCAAGCGGCGGTATGGCACAGAAATCCAGCGGAATTAAAAGAGCGTTACAAGATTTATAACGATTTACGAATTGATTTATGTAATTTCATGGGGGTAGCCCCTGGTGGCGGAATTGGGGTTCAAACCGCGGCGATATTTTACTAATGGTTACTGCAGCGCACATCCAAGACAGGATTTATTACGGCTACGGCAAATGCGCAACCCGACTCGGAACGCAATATACGATTTATAGAGCCAATAGCTACATAAATCCTATAACGCCAGCATTCGAAAGAGGAGCTATCTACGGAAGTTTTACGTCTAGTTGGTCGTATATGAAATTCCAGAATTGGGGTTCTTCGACGTGGCTAGGCCTTGTAGATGGAAGGCAATTGCAAAAATTTGATTATCTAACGAACGGACAAGATACTTATTATCTGGCAGATAATCATCTAATACTCCCCCTTAAGTGGGTGCAATGCAACCATAGCGTACGTATTGAGAGACCGTTTCAAAGTAATAACGTGGGAGACATTGGATACACAGGTTACGAGCCTGCGCCGATCGCAACCATCATAGCCGATAGTTTGCCGGTGTCTATTGTGATGAAAGGACGTGGCCGATTGCCTGGCGAAAATTTGCCGACCGATTCGCGGTTGGGAACCTGGATGATGTATGCCCCGCAATTAGATACGCCCATTATTTTAGTAGGCGACATCATAATTGATACCAATAACCTGCGCTACGAAATCAATATGGCCGAAATAACCGACCAAGGATGGCGATTTGAATTGCAAGAGCGAGGCACCTAATGGCAAGCCCTCTTCAAGTCCAAGATACCTTATTACAGCTTGTTGAAAGCGTTGTTTATCCCAACGGGATAGTTAACCCATCGGTAGTGGGAGTAGACGTACGGATTACAGCTGGATGGCCGATAAAAAACAAATTAGATGCAGATTTAAAAGCAGGCAAAGCGCAAGTAAGCGTTTTCCCCATGGGCGGAATGGGCAAGAACACAACCCGTTTCCCGAAGGTTTCGCACACCGTATCTATTAACACGCCTACTTTAACGGTAGCTGTTTTGAACAATACTGTAACCATTGGGGGGATCGTTACATTGCCCCAAGGCATTGGGATTACCTACAACAAAGTCTATTACGGGTATAGCGCAGTGTCAGGAGACACCTTAGACACGATAGCCACGAATTTAGCAGCGTTAATCCCAGGCGCAAGCGCGGTAGGGAGTGTGATAACCCTAAGTAACGTTATCAATTTATCCGCAACGGTTGTTGTAAATGGATTTGCGGCTTATGAGTCTAAGCGTCAAACCCATAGCTTTTATGTAAGTATTTGGGCGCCTACCCCAGTGATGCGAGATAACTTAGCCACCGCTATAGATAACTACTTAGGTAACATCGAGAGATTTAATTTACCAGACAATACCGGAGCTGTGATTATCAGCTTGGGATTTATCGAAATAGACGCGTTTCAGCTAGATATATTATACAAAAGGGATTTGGTTTACCAGATTGAGTACGCGACCATTATTACCAATGAATACACCGTCATAGGCGGAATTTTTGCAGATTTAACTTTGGAGCAATGCAATGGCTGAAGCAAAGAAAACAGATAAGAAAGAATTTTCTTTCTCTCTAGTTATCACTACCGATTGTGGCAATTGGAAAAAAGGGGATCGCGTTACAGACGCCGATGACATTCGTCAGATTTTGAAAGATTACACCTACGGGTGTTTCGTTAAAGTAAGGGGTTAATTTATGCCTATAATTTCGCAAGGCGCTGTGCGCCCTAATTATCCTGGCGCGTTTGTGGTAGAGATTCTACCCACCTCTCCAGCTTCTCCTATCCAAACCAATTTGATTGGAAATGTCGGAGGCGCTTCGTGGGGTGTCGTCAATGCGCCGGTGTATTCTGGCTCTCTAAATGAGGCGATTTCTCAATTTGGATTCCCTCAGACAGGCGCGTTTGACCTGATGACAACGGTGTATGCGGAGCAGTCCGTAGGTGCCAATAACTTTGTGAACGTGCGCGTAACCGACGGCACCGATTTAGCCGCTGATATTGACGTGGTTGATACAACGATTGCTCCTGTAATCGGCATGAAGTTAACCGCCAAGTATACGGGAAGTGCCGGCAATACGCTATTAGCAACCGTTGCTCAAGGCAGCAATAGCACCGTCGGAACCCCTACTTTTAAAATAACCATTCAATTCCCTGCCGGCTCTATTTCAAATGCATTTGAAGTGTTTGATAACATTGGCGGCACAGGTCTTGCTCTTTGGCAAAACATTGTTAACGCTATCAATATGGGACAAGGCGCTTTAACTCCGGCTTCTCAATTGGTTGTGGCCACGATTGGAACCGCCACCAACCCACCTGTATTAGCTAATTACACCTTAACGGGCGGAACCGATGGCACAAGTGGCTTAAACGAAGCCGCTGTTATTGGGCTTGATACGGGCAGCCGTTCAGGACTCTATGCATTGCGTGGCACAAGTTTAAATATGCTGGTGCTCGCAGGCGTAACCACGGCCGCTAATTATGCCGCGATGGTGGATTTTGCATCCTACGAGCAATGTTATGCGATTATCAGTCGACCGATTTCTGAAGGTTATGCTGCTGCTATTACAGCCAGGAAAAGCGTTGCCTTAAGTAGCGTATTCGCAAAATTGATGGTGGGTGACTGGATTAAAATTCAAGACGGTTACAACCAAGTACAACGCTACATACCTCAAAATTATATCATGGCGGCTGTGCTCGCAACGTTGCCCCCTCAACTACCCTCTTTAAATAAAAAAGTGACGAGCTCTATTATGCTGGCCACTCAAAGTTCAGAAAATAACTTTATTTATTCGGGAGCAGATATCGCCAACATGCTAAACGGCAGCGTGGATGTTATCGCTTATCCTTCAGCAAGTTTGCCTTATTTTGCCGCACAAACCGGGGTAAACACCCTAAGTGCCAATGAATTAGCTCGATGGGATTCTTACACACGCCTAAGCGCAGAAATCGCCGAAGTTATACAACAAATCATTGCGCCGCAGGTTGGCCAATTGCAAACCGAAGACCAACGCCGCAATTTGATTGCTCAAATTGTTAACTATTTGCAAGGGTTGGTGCGACAAGAAATTATCGGCACCGTGGATCCAAACAGCGAGCCTTACAGCGTTGTTTTAAACAACACCAACAATCCCACATCAAGCGTTGCGGCCGGTATCGAAAACATCGATATCAAGGTCTGCTTCTTCACTCCCATTGTGCAACTTTTTGCGAACTTGCAAACGGGTCTTGTATCGATTAACGAAAATGCCACCAACGGAGGTTAATACCCATGCCTATTACTAATCTATCGTTAGGCCGCGATATTAAATTGAGCTTCTTAGACCCAATTACTTTACAGCCTTTATCTTTTAATAACGAATTTGTTTCGTTCGAAGTGATGCCAACTCCCATTGACCGTAAAAAAATATTGATGAATGGCCAAATCATTTACCCCGTTATACCTGAGGGTTATACGATTAATGTAACCATGGAGAGGTTGGATAACGGTGCCTTTGAGCGGTTTTGGTGCGCTTATGAGGCAGCCTATTATAACAATGTGAATATTCAAAACTCGACCGCGACCATGACAATTGCCAATCCTGACGGCAGCTTAAGTGAATATTTATTCACGAACGTTGGATACAAACCCGATAGTTTCGGAGAGTATTCAGGGGATGATTTTCCAAAAATGAAACTAACTATTTATGCAGGAAGAATGCAGGTAAGAAATATTTAATTAAATATAAAATTAAACTATATTTCTACAGAATAGCATAAATCATAAAGCCACTCTGGAGAGATAGCAACTATAAAAGGTGAAAAAAATGACTAAAGTTATGAATGTAGATGCTCAGGTGCAGCAAGGGATGACGATGTCACAGGAAATATTAAACGCAACCAGCACAACGTTTTGTATAAAAGATAGGGAAGGGAGGGTAATAAGCTTTAGAGATTATACCGCCCGAGAAAAATCAAAGTTCATCCAGGATTTAGGCGGCAATGAGGTAAACGATAGGGAATTTAATGATTTTTTTCCTTTGTTGTATTTAAAAGGAATTGATGATTTTTACGTAACCCCTCCTTGTAGCAAAAATGAAGCGATCGCGCTTCAAACACGTTTAGATAAACATGGGTTAGAAGCATTAATCCATGGGGTGCAGTCAGAAATATTAAACAAAATAAAGCCTTTTGAGTCAGTCGCTTATATAAAAAAGTAGTCCGCGACCAGGCATTACGCAATGTGCTGTGGTTAGTTAAAAACGGAGTTCCTTTTGATGTGGCTTTTGCGTTATCTCCTGATGACGTGACGGCGTGGGCAATTATCTATAGTGAGTTTAATTTGCCTAAGGATAAATATTTCAACTTTAAAACAATGTCTTTCCCTGAGTAATTATGGCTAATAGCTTAAATGATTTAAATCGAGCACTTAAAAAAATGATCCCTGTCTTGAAAGGGAAGGGGCTTGACTTGGCTTTATTTGCAGGCGCTGAATTTCTCAAAGAAGAAGCCAAAAAAAAGTTTGGACATTATCAACAAGGATGGAAACAGCTTGCTCCAGCAACTATTAAAGACCGTATCCGCAAAGGCTATACCCCTAACGACCCTCTTTTAAGAGACGGCACTTTAAGAGATTCAATTAAAGCGGTTGCTTTAAAAGATACCGCTTATGTTGGCTCTGATTCCGACATTATGGTTTACCAAGAATTAGGCACCGCGCATATACCCCCTCGCCCCGTCTTAATGCCGACCGCGCTTGAAAATGGTGAAGAGGCCGTTTTAGAAATGGCAAAAGTAATCGGCTCTTTATTATTAAAAGGGAGTGCTTAAGTCATGTTTAAAGCGTTTACTATTGGGATTGAGCTTAAATTAAAAGGCGCAGCTATCGCGGAGTTAGAGGCATTTTCTAAGCAAGTTAGCGAATTATCGGCGAAGTTAGACCCAATGGCGACTGGAATTAAGGCGCTTCAAAAATCATTTCAAGGGCTTAATCGAACTTTAAAAAACACCTCTAGCATTACTGAATTTATTGAACAAGATTTTAGAACCCTTTCTGCGGTTATTGTTTCTGCTTTTACTCCCGCGACTAACGAAATTAATGCATTAAATGCGTCGTTAAGAGAAACAAAGGCTTTAAGTGGCTCTTTAGGAAGAAGAGGCTCTTTTCGCCGCCTAGATGATTCCTTGTTAGGGTCAGGCGCCGCTGAGGCCGCTACGGGATTTGGTTTAAGAGGCGCACGCTCCATGATTACAAGCGCTGTCATCGGAGGCGCGCCTTTAGCAGCAGCCGTTGGCACAGGAATGCTTGTACATCGGGCTTGGGAGCAAGGCGCTGAATTTGCGCAATTAAAAGCGTTATATGCTTCTGAAGGGTTCGGTGCGCAAGCCGCGGATGTGGCAGCTCAAAATGCATTAAATTCTAATTTGCCCGGCGTATCAAAAGTTGATTACTTGCGAGCTGAAATTACAGGCGCGACCGCCACTAAAAACAATAAATTCGCATTAGCCTTTGCGCCTCAATTAGCGAAAATCAATGCTGCTAATAAAATATTACTGGCCAATCAGGGCAGAACATGGAGTGAGGCCGACGCGCAAAATCTTACTCGATTTGTTGAAATTGGGTCAGGCGGTGACACAAGCAAAATTGGAAAATGGTTAGAATGGGGCGAACATATCATTACCATGGAAGGCGGACAATTACCTTCAAGTTATGTTATGTCTGCTGGCCGTCGGGGTGGCGCGGTATTGCAGGGGCTTTCCTTTGATGGATTAGTTGAGTCAATGGTTATTGCTCAAAAATTAACAGGCTCAACAACTTTTTCTTCCGAGCGCGTCTTGGAAAGCCAAATGATGCGCGGTCAAGTATTTAAGACAGGTAAAGGAGCAGAAGCCCGTCTAAAAGAATTAGGCGTATTGAGAGGAAGCTTAAAGCACCCCATTGTTAATGATGCGGAATTATTAAAATCAAATCCTATTAAATGGTTAACCGATTTTTATATCGGGCAGTTAAAAAAACATGGAATTACCAGTGATTCCGCTATTCAGCAAGAAGTATTTAGGGATTTAACCGGCACGCTCCCTACGCTGGCTCTTGTTTCTTATCATTCAAGACAGCAATTAGCTAACGCGGTAGCGCTTTCGAAGCACTCATATGGTTCAGAAAAAGCTTATAGCACGTCCATGAATTTACCTACAGGGCAAATCGCACAATTAAGCAGTGCATTTAAGAATTTGATGAAAACGATTTCTGATTTTTCTAATCCTATAGTTATTGCTGGAATTAACGCCTTAACTTCTGCGATGCAAGGGTTGGATAATTTCTTTAGGAGCAATTCCACCGTTATAAAGCAAGGATTAGGGGTTGGCAAATCAATCGTATCAAGCGTTGTCGGCGAGGTTGGAAACGCCATAGGGGGAGCCCGAGAAGCTGTAAGCGTTTTAACGGGAGGAGAAAGTTCTGGCGCAAATCTTCTGCATGTTGGAAATCGAACCTATAACGAATCCTTGCGCTTACAAGCATTAAGCTCCTCTCAGCAATATGTCGCTTTAAATCCCCTTTACCCACACCCAATGAGCGGTGGCGACACACATGTGCATGTCAATTTAGATGGGGATGAAATTGCTCATCACACCGTAAAGAAAATAAATAACGGATTCAATCGAGCGGGCAGCTACGGAAACAATTTCGACCCTAATATTAGTTATATCCAGAATGGATTAGGGACTATCAATGGCTAATTTTGTTGATTCTCTTTTTAATAGCGCGATTGGCGACATAACGCTTATTTTAGGCGAAGTTCAATTTGGGCACCTTGAAATACCTGAGTTTATTAACTTTGGTGGGCGCCAAGCTTTATATATTCATAAGCGCATTGGTGGTTCTCGAAGAATTGACACTCTAGGCAAAGATGACGACGCAATAAGCTGGAGCGGCATTTTTATGGGGTCAACGGCTTTGTCGCGCGCTCAAAAATTAAATGATATGCGCTCTGAAGGAAAAGAGCTTTTATTGACATGGGGTGAGTTTAGTTATTTGGTGGTGCTAGCAAACTATGTTCCTAAAATGGAAAAAGTTTCTCAAATTCCTTTTAGTATCACATGCGAGGTAGTTAAGGATTTGACGCAGCCCGTCACTATTGTTCTGCCGCTGGGCTATGATGATGCGATTATCTCCGACATGCAAAAGGCACTAGATTTAGCCAATGCGATCGCCAATCCTTCTATCTCAACCGCGCTTGAGGCAACCAATTTTTTAGTTAACGGAATTAGCTCTTTTAGTTCGGCAACCACAGAACAAATTAACGCAGTCAGCGCTGGTTTACAGACTACCAATAGCAGTATTAATGCTGCCATAGGAGCGCTCTAATGTGTGACGTATTAACCACTTTTAATCCGCCAGTGACAGCTGCCCAATTTCAGCAACTATCCCAACTTTATCAGTTGCAAAATTTAGTCGTGCGCATGCAAAAAAACCTTGCGCTAATCAATAGCCCCGTTAATTCAAAAGAGCTACCAGTAAGCAATACGACGTTAGAGCAAGTGGCCGCAAGCGAATATAACGACGCGCGTTTATGGACATTCCTTGCGGACGCTAATGATATGCAAGACCCTGATATTACCGAAGGACGCATTTTGCTTATCCCTCCCAAACCGCCCAATAATGTAATCTTTGGTACAAACACATGATGAATGGGACTGGAACTACCGTTGCCATTAATGCCAAGGTAATAATCAACCGGCAAGAGCTTGCGTTTGATTCCATTTCGGTCACGGAAAGAAATTACTATTTAAGTGATGTGTTTACAGTTAAAGCGTCTTTGTATGGCAATGGAAACTTTACCATGGATTATTGGAGTAAAACGCAAGAGTCCGAAATCTATATTTATGCCTCCATGGATGACAATTTGACTTTATTATTTTATGGATTAATTGACACCATAGAAATTGATTTGCCTAGAGGGATGGTTTCTTTAAGTGGTCGCGATAAAAGCTCTTTATTAATCGACAAAAAAACCGCAAGCCTTTATTCGAATTTAACCGCTTCTGAGATCGCAACAAAATTAGCAGTTGAAAATGGCTTAACGCCTGCTGTCACCAAAACTAATACGATCGTCGGGAATTATTATGTATCGTATGGATTGGTTGCTCGCTATACAACCGAATGGGATTTATTAACCTTTTTAGCCCAGCAAGAAGGATTTAATGTCTTTGTAGAAAAAAATGAATTGCATTTTCAGCCAGTGCAAACTAATTCTGCAAATGCCTATCCCTTGTCTTATCAGCAACCCACGAATTTAGTTGCTTATCCTATTTCAACCGCAATTTCTATCCATTTAAGCCGCTCTTTAACATTAGCGCGGGATGTGATTGTTAAGATTCGCTCGTTTAATTCTGATACAGGAAAGCCTTTGAATGTAACATTGCGTTCAAGACATACGCGTAACACGTCGAAATTAGCGCCACAAATCTATGTTTATGATTTTCCACAATTAAGCCCCCAGCAAGCTCAAAACAAAGCCTTGCAAAAATTAAAAGAAATTACCCAGCATGAAATGAATCTTGAAGCGGTTTTGCCAGGCGATAACGTCTTGCATAAAAACTCTTTGATTAAATTTATTGATAGCAACACCACTTTTGACCAAATTTATTATGTAGCTCAAATTGTAAG